GCATTATGATTAAAATTTTCTATATCATAATATTCATTTCCACTAGGTTTTATTAATCTTAAATGTTTTGTATAATCTGCCATTTTCTATCTCCTTTCATCATAAATTTCTTTATGAGTTTTATTCTTTAATTCATCATTTTTGAAATTATTTATTTCTATGTGTTTATGATACTTTCCAATAACTTCATTATCTTTATATAATCTAGTGTCATAAACTTCTTTGTGAGTTTTTAATTTTAAAGAATTATGCAATAAATAAGCTACCTGGTTATGTGTGTTATATCTAAATTCAATACTAAAATTCAAATGAGCAGGTTTTATAACTTCTATTACTGCCTTAAAGTTTTCAATATTTTTAGGTATTCCAACAATAGAGGTAAATAGTATTTTAAAAGCATAGTTTTGATTATCTTCTACAACCTCAATTTCTCCATTTGTGAAAGTTTTAGCAACTCTTGCTATCATCTCTTTTGTAGTAGTTCCATAACTTCTTAACTTAGAAATTAAATTCTCTCTTCTTTCTTCAATATTGCTTGTTTTATCTCCAACACTTAAACCAAATATTCTTTCCCAAATTGGTAAGGACCAGGTTGCTGTATAAATAAAAAATTGATTTAATACATCTTTTGAGATTAAATCAACTGTATCTAATTCTTTTTCTATTATTTCTTGTAATAAAGTTATTTCTAAAATATCTCTATAATACTTTGGCATATGCTTCATTAATCTTTCAGCTTCCAACTATATCACCTCTTTTTGTAAAGTGATTGTTGTTAATTTTGGAATCTCCTCAGCTGCTAATTGTACATTTAAAGTTGCATTATTTATTTTTAAGTCATTATAATCACTAACCCCTTGAATATTTAATAAGATATTTCCTAATTGTGCATAACTTACATAATCCTGTTTAAATCCTACTTTTCTAAAATATTCTTTTACCTTTGTTTCAAATTCTGTTTTTACTTCATCAAATTTTATATTTTTAGAAATTTTAACAGTACCTGAGATTGATATAGCTTTACCTATTGCACTCTTTACTGTAACAGTAGCCCCTATTGGTCTGACTTCTTCTAAATAATCCCTTACTCTTTTTAGTAAAGTTTCATCAGCTTCATGAATATCACTATTTACTACAACTATCTTTACAGTACCATTTCCATTCCATAATGGAAAAACTTTAACTCCTCCTACTCCTTCAACTTCAAAAGCCCACTTTTTATAGTGATATATATTCCCACTTGTTACAGGCTCTCTAACTTTAAAATAATATCTTTCTCTTAATTCATCATCTGTTTCTCCATCGTAACCATCAACAGTTTCTACTAGATTATTGACTTCACTTAATCCTGGAATAGTTATGGGAAAATTTGTAATAGTTCCTTTTGGAATATTGTATATTTTTCCATATTTTTCACTTTCAATAGGTACTTCAACACTTCCAGTAGCAGATATTATTTTTTCTTGTGTAGTTAAATAAATATAAGTATCACTTGCAACTTTGGTATTAATTTCTATTACTGTTCCTGGTACTCCTTTTATAATTACAGTACCCTTTGACTTAGTTGCTTTTCTTCTAAATACTCCTACCTCTTTACATATATTATCTAAATACTCACCTTTTGCTGTTTCTGCAAAAGAATTTAAAAATATATATTCTAAGGTTTTTCTTATCTCTTCTATTTCTATACTTACAGGTGCTAAGTTATCATAAAATAAGCCTCCTTCTGTCTTATCATATTCATCATTGACATTAGCAAGCATATTTTTTAAAATTTCTTTCCATTCTTTTTTTATTATCATAAATACCCCTCCCATTCAAAGCTTTTGAAGTCTTTTAACACTACTTCAAATTTTGTTTTCAAGGTATGCTTTTCTAACTTTATATCAATATTTCTAATTTCTATTATCTGTTTGTTTTTCTTAATTGTTTCTGTTAATTCTCTCTCAAACTCACTATATAAAACAGGTGTAGGAAATCTTTGGCTAAGTAACATAGCCTTATATTTCATTCCATATTGATTAGGTCCATTATATTTATAAATATTCCATTTATACTTTTCAGTTAAAAGAACCTTTTCAATCCACATTCTAACAGCTCTTTCATCATCTGTTTTTATTAACTGTCCGTTACTTTTTAATAATTTCTTTTTCTGAAAGTCTATTAAAAATGTTTTACCATTACTGCTTTTACCATTAGTTATGTCTTTTTTAGAGTAATCAACAAAATCTATTTTTGGTAATATTCCCATTCTAAACTCACCTCTGGTGCATAATTAAATACATCTACAATAAAAAATTTATCCTCTTCAAAATTTGGAATTACAAGAACAAACATACCAGGTTCTAAATGAAATACTGTTTGAAGTATAAATTTGCCTTTTTCTTTGTTTTCTTGTTCAGATTTTGTGTTTTTAGCAGACAATGATTTTAAACTTCCTTCATGTTCTAGTAAACTTGAAGCATCTCCTCCACCATTTGTTGTAAGATTACTTACTGAATTATCTGAACTTTTCCATATTTTAGAGGTGTTTCCTTGGCTCTCAAAATTTTTTATAGTACATTCAATTTCTAATCTATTTGTTATTGCGTTAGATAAATAAATTTTATCACTATCAATAACACCATAACCATTTAAAAGTTCAATGGAGATGTTAGGGAGAGATTTTAAAATCTTACCTAATACAGGACCTATTGGACTAGGATTTTCTCTTTCTTTAAATTTCTCTGCTACTGCTATATCCCAAGATTTTTGGTTTTCACTCACCATTAAACACCTCCAATTTTAAATTTATTCTGTGGATTCCATTCTGTACACTGTGAGAACTTTCTTTTATTAGATATTCACCTTTTAAATTAAAAAGTGGTATGTCTATATCTATAACCCTACCACTCTTAACTTTATCATCACCTAAGACATCAATAGAAAAGTCTTCTGTGATTTTATTTAATTTTTTTAACTCATTTTTTGCAACAAGTTTAGCTTTTTTATGTTCTTTTTCATCTAATGTTACTACTTCTTGCAACATACCATACTTTTTAATACTTTCACTGTCTTGCTCTTTTCCTATTGTTCTAACTGCTTTTTTATTTTGTGTAACAACCAGGATTGAATTTTTCATATCAACTATTGACCTACTAAGTGAAACCTCTCCAATATTTTTTGCTACATCTATAAAAGTATTTTTGTGCATTTCATACTGTCCAGTAACTTTTATCTTTTTGAATGGTCCTACTTTTAGAGTACCTTTATCATACTCAATAAAAAATTTTTTAGAATTGAATTGTGAACATTGTTCTATGATATCATAAATAACGCCTGAGATAGTCTTATCCTTATAAATTTTATCTATCTTAGTATCTAATCCACTTACTTCAACTTTTATTCCAATTTCACTGCATAAGGACTTAATGCAGTCATTCCCTACCATCTTTTTAAATTGTTTTATCACAGTTGATTTATTCAAATACCAAGCCATATCATAAGCAGTAAATGATGTAGTCTTTCCATTAGGATTTTCTGATACTATAATAGCTTGTACTAATGTTTCTCCTTTTTCATTGATTATTTGAACTGGATCACCCAAAGTAATGTCATAGAGAAAAGATAAATTTTTATCAAACTTGTTTACTGCAAGTGCAAAACTTACCTCAACTCCTAATGTGTCAATACTATCTCTCCAGGTTAAATCTCTTATATAATTGGTTACATCTATTCCTTTTGCTATTGTTCTATACATTATTATCAGCCTCACCAGGTAAAATATATTCTTTTATATCTAAGGTGTATGGAACATCTCCTGCCTTATCTCTAAAAGAATAAGTAAAATTATATCTACATAGCATATTTAAGACTACTCTGTACTTATCAACTATAATAATTCTTAAAGGTATTCTTGCATCTCTATACTTTTCAAAAAAATCAATATAATATTTAGGTTTTTTATAATTTAAAAAACTTACAAAACTATATAATTTACTAGGAAAAAAAGAAGAAAATGAAAAGTTTCTAAGTCCTTTACCACCAATTAAATTAAGAGTTTTTCCGTTAATTGTATTAAACTCTTCGTCCATTGTTTCACAGTTTACAGGTTCTATATTTTGGACTACTGGAATATTAACTATTTCTTGCTGTACTCCATTATCTTCAACTATAATAAAATCTTATTTGCTGTATATTCTCCATATTTTTCCATATGTTCTTTTTCACCAATAAAATTACCATCAATATTTATAATTACTTCTATTTTTTTATTTGTATTATTTTTTTGTATAGTTTTTCCTTCTTCATGACTTAGAATTTTTGTTCCAGCAGGTAAAATTGCAGTTTCATCTCTTTCACCTTCATTAATCCCTGTTACTCCACCTTTAAAGTATGCAGTACCTAAAGCATGTCTTGGATTTTTTACAGTAGTGGGTGTTACTCCTGTCTTATTTGCTCCTCCTATTGTTTCAGTAGTTTTTTTAGTATTTTCTGTAATATTTATTTCTTTATCTTTTGCCTCTGTTTTATTCCAAAATTTGAGTTTATCAATAGCTCCACTAATTTTTTCTTTTACTTTTTGAAAAGCTTCTTTTACTTTATTTATAGTTTCAATAATTTTTTCAAAAGCAGCCTTTACTGTATCTATTGCTGGTTGTAGCCAATTTAATAATTTATCCCAAAGTTCTGATACTTTCTTTTTTATTAAATCCCAGTTTTTATATAACATCCAGCCTACACCAATTAATACTGCAATAGCTGTTATAATAAGTCCAATAGGGTTTGCATTCATTGCAACATTTAAAGCCCATTGTTTTATGGTTAATTGTCCAGTAAGGAGTGCTTGTGCAGTATCTAAAGCCATTTTACTTTTTATAATTCCTGCATAAATCAACTCCTTATTATTTCTTATTGTTGTTGCAATGTTATATGCTGTTATCGCTCCAACAAGGGTATAAACAATAGGGCTAATTCTATCCCAATTAGTTATGATTTTTTGAGCAATGTCTATTGATTTTTTAGCTAAATTAGATAAAATATTCCAAGTTTTTATCATAGCTGGTTTAACTTTTTCAAATATTCTTCCGAATATATCTTTTAATTGCTCTATATAAGGTTCTGCTTTTGTAACTAATTCTTGAATTTTATCAGCAATTCCTAAAATAAAATTTTGAATAGCTGGTATCTTACTATGAAACCACTCAGCAATAGCACCTAATTTTGGCATTAATTTTTTACCAAGTTCTGCTTGCATATCTCCCCAAGCACCTTTTGCAGCTACAATTTTACCTTCATCTGTTTCTCTCAAAGCCTTGTTAGTTCCACCAATAGCAGCTGTTAATTTCTTATTTAAAAACTCTGCTCTTTGTTCTCGTTTCATAGTTTTAAATAATTTTTCTTCTGCATCAGTTAAAGATACTCCATATTTTACAAGTCCTTTTGTTTTACCTTCTACTGCCTTACCAAACACATCAGCCATAGCAATAGCATCTTCTTGTGTCCCATTAAAACCTTTTTCTTTAGCAACCATATCATCAATAACAGGTAGTATAGTTTTTATTTGCTCGGCTTTTAATTTATAGATAGCTAATTGCCCTGCTCCAGCTACAGCAACATCATCTCCAACTACTCCAACATCTTGTAATGCACTAGCTTCATCCTTTAACATCTGTATATGTTCTTTTTTAAAATTAGCTTGCTTCATCAAGTTAGTTTCAAGCAACTTATCAGCTTTTAACTTATCTTTTGCAGCATCTATAGACTGTTTTATAAATACTCCAGCTGCAGCAGTTAATGCTCCAAAACCAATAGCTCCCCACTTAGCAACTGTTTTCATACCTGCTTTTACTCTATTACCAAAAGCTTTTATTTGGTTTCCAGCTTTTTCAAGTTGTCTATCCATATTCTTAACACTCTTAGTCGCCTTCTGTAATGGTGTTGTAAACTGGTCTTTTAAACTAAGTAATACACCAATAGTCTTAGCCATTTAAACCTCCTTTCTTGAAATAAAAAAAGCACTCAATATTAAAATCAAGTGCTAAAAATTTTCTTTATTTTAATCATTATAAAAAGCGAGTAATTCATAACTTATATTTTGCTTTTCTTCTTCTACAAAAAAATTTATATCTTTATTTTCTTTAATTCTATCCTCTAATATGCTTTTAATTTTTTCAATTTTAACTAAATTAGATATATAAATTTTTTTATTTTTAAGTGAAAATTCAGATTGATTATTCAATAATCCTTTTACATCTGATATAGTTACATTATCAATATTATCAATTTCCATTCCAAAATAGGTCCTAATGGTAATTTTCATTTTCTCACCCCTTTCGTATATAATGTTGTAATGTAAATTATAACACTACATACATACTTAGTAAAGAAAATTATATACCTTTGTTCAATCTTTCAATTTCAAGCTCCATTGTAGCCATCAAAAATAACTTTTCGTCATAAGATAAATTCAATAGATACTTCATAGAAAAGCCTTTTAAAGTATAAAAAGAGAGGAATGCCATATCGGCATCCTCTAATATTAGTTTTTTATATCTTCAATCTCTTCTTCTTAGACTTTACTAGCTTT